TTTATTAATATTTGTACTTTGTTAAAAGTATCTGTCATGCTGTCATAAGCACCCCGCAAAGCTAGGAATATAGGGGCTATGACAGATGACGGATTACCCATGACAGATGTGGTTTTATATCTGTCATGAGCCGGAACAAACGTGTGCTTTGTGAATTAATCGTTAACAAGTGAGAGTCCATGACGGATTATGACGGACAACATGTCGGATTGCGCAGATACATCTGTCATAGGCGGCTGTCATGGGCGGTCAGAGAAGTTCATCAAAGCCGTCGCCGTTATAGATGCTGATTTTCTGCTGAGAATCCTTGAGCTGATAGCCTCGCTCTTTCATGTTGCGCACGGCAATTAACTTATCTTCGGTAAGTCGCTTGAACTCTCTGCTGAATGACGAAAGTGCTTTGGCGTGATGTCCTGTTTCTTCACACCATGTGCGGTAAAACTGATACAGCTTTGTGTTGCTGATATAGTCGGTGCTTTGAGTATTAAAATACTCAGCATACGGCTCTTCGGAAACAAACTCCGAAACAGGGTTGATAACCTCACGGAAGGATTGTTTGAGGTCCTCAGAGTCGTCCGTTACAGTGAATGCGCTAGTTTGTCTGAGGCGGTTATAGCCTTCGAGTATCCAGTTGAAGATCGCAGGTTTGTCCGCAAGGAGCTTGTCCTTGAGAGTGCGGTCTGCTTTCATTTCGTTCGGCTTGTTGGGATCCGGCTCGTCCACAAAGCGGCGTGAGAATTTAACAAACAGCATACGGCGTTCAAGGCCATATGAGAAATCCTTGAAGTGCGGAATATTGTTGCACGCAAAGATAAATTTTGTTCGTGGAATAAAGTCCACAAAATCCTTATGCTTGAAACAGCCTGAGATAGCACCGCCTGCAACGACTTGCTTGAAAACGGACTCTGCGCCCTTAACGTCTGTGTTGGTTTCCTCGCCGAAGTTGACGAGAGAGTTCATCAGCTTAATGCGCTTGAAGTCCTCAACAAGACCTGACAGCTCGAAAGTCGTTTGAGCGTCTTTCGGGAAAATGGATTGCAGGGTTTCAATATACACGGACTTGCCGTTTGAGCCCTCACCGAGAAGAAAGGCACATGACTGCAAGGAGCAATCTGTATAGAGAATATATCCTGCTATCTCCTGCAAGAGCGACATACGCTTAGCGTCACCGGCTGAAACGTCGTATATGAATTTGTTCCAGCGTTCAGACGTTGTGCCGGGGACGTATGGAAAATTGAACTGTACCGTGAGCATATCAGACGGGGAGTGCTCACGGAATGTGAGGCCTCTGAGGTCTAGCGTGCCATTGATGAAGCTCAGGAGAGGTTGCTTATTAAACTGTTCCTGCGTGATACAGTCGGTGCGGAGAAGCTTCGTAATTGATGTGAGCTTGCTGCCTGTGCGATATGAACCCAGCTCACGGGATATGTAACCGCCGATGACATCATCATCGAGAGCCTGCCAATAGCCATGCGAGTATTCGTAGAAACCTACGTTGGCAAGGTATCTGAGATTATGTCGCTTGGCAACGTATTTGGCTATAATATCCTCGTTAGGGGATGCGAAGCAGGACTTTCGTAGCTCGTTGAGATAGTCGTTAGACATCTCAGGGCGGTATATCGTGATGTTCTCACGGATAGCTGAGAATAAATCTGATAGTTCAGGCTTGGCTACCCAGCGTGCGGCTTCGTGGCAGAACTGCTTGAGTTCCTCGCGGTCCGTAAGTCGCTTGGCAAGTTCGTTGACGCCTGGGGCGGCATTGTCAACGAGATCTGCAAGCGGATAGCCGTGCGAGTAATATTCGGACACGTCCTTGAATGCAGGTGGGATAGCCGCTACCTTGAAAGGTATGCGGTGTGAGAATAGTTGCTTGCCCAGCTTCAGAGTGAAATTTTTGCCGGCTTCATCGTTGTCGAAACTAAGCAGGACATATGGAAACTGCTTAGCGGCTGAGATTATCACAGGAAGCTGTTCGCGATTAGATTTGCTGAAAGCTCCGCCCATAGTCGCTAGTATCGGATAGTTTTCCTGCTCATAGCTTAAAGCGTCAAACGCCCCCTCGCAGATAACGAGAGGGAGGTTGCTCGACGTGCGATTGAGTGTGTGCATACCCCAGATGACAGCTCGGTCAGAGTTGTCTGAGGCTGGTGGCTTGAGATACTTGACCTTCTGCTTATCTGACGTTGCACGAGCATTCCAGGAAGCTATATATCCGTTCTTGAAATAGGGGATACATATACGATTAGCAGCATAGTGTTCAGCTATTTTGTCGGGGAGTTCTACGCGATAACCCTCGCCTGTGTAGCCGATTTTCAGGCGGTTAATGGTCTGATCGTTAATGTTACGGCCATGCAGATAGTCGATATCCTCGGGGCGCAGCTGAGAGTGCCACTTCTCAACGAGTTTTGTACGAGAATCAAGTGCGGATTTCCAATTGTCCGTCTGATAGTTGAGGGTTACTCCTGTGAGATCTGCGAGTTTATGGAGTGCCTCTGATCGGTTCCCGTTGAACTCACAGTTGGCGCAGAAGTCGATAACGTCACCGCCCTTGGAGTCTCCGTGGTCATAGTAATAATCGTCGTAGACAACGAACGATGACTTGTTGTTTGCTGAGGACCGCAAAGGGGATACACATCTGTCACCTGGTTTGTTTATTGCAAGACCTATCCTGCGTGCGTACTCGACGCAGGTAAGTCGCTCTTTGATTTGCTCGAAAGCTGTTGCTGACATTTAATCACCTCGTCTTGGTATGCTTTCAGTGCTTTCAGTATTTGCTGAGCTTTAATTCCGTCGGAATAAGTCGGTTGCTCGGTTTTGGATTTGAGTTTACGATAGTCGATGTCATCGTCGAAAGATAAGCCGAGTGCTGTAAGATCTGCTTGTCCGCATATCTTTGCGTCTGATTTGAGATATGCAATTAGTTTTGCGTATCTCTGTGAGCCAATGCTGCAATTCAAGCGCAAATGTATCAGCATACATTTCAAGTTGTTTTGTAACGCTAGAAAAATCTCAGCAGGGAGCTTGCCGTTAAGCCTGAAAATAATATCGTAGGTGTCGCTGTCACTGATGTTCAGCTTGCGGCAAGAATCTTCAACGCGGAAATCGTATGCTTCTGCATCATAGTCGTTCATATGCGCCGTAAATTCGGCATACGATGTTGTAAAGTCAGTTATGGTTTTTTTGTACCAGTCGTGTGGAAACAGCTGTTTGAGAGCTATTGTCACAGTCGCAAAGGTCTTGAAATTTGCATCGATGATGCCTTTGAGCTTGCGGTTTCGCTGGTAATCTCTGATTTTTCGGTTAGTCATATGGAATTACCTCACTTATGTGTGATTATGTGTGCCTGCCAGCACGATGAGAGATAGTTGAGGTTAAACAGGCAAGCGGGGGCGACTCCGTAAGTGATGCTCGCATGGCTGCTGCTCAACTCTCTTGACTGAGAGATACTACGCACGGTGCTGGCGTGGCCGACGGTACAAGAACGAGGGGTAAGCGTCCATACCCAATCATCATACTTAGGCATAAATTTTCTGTATTTTCTGTACTGTTCGCAATCGATAAGTGTGACATAGTCTTCAACGACACCGTACTTATCGTCGCCGTTATCTGCTGTCAAGGTAGAGAAATCGGCTAGCAGTGCACCTTTGTCAAAATTCTTGTCAAGAAATTCACCGTTAAGCCATTTTCTAAGTGATGATGTTCTCCAGTTGTTACAACCGTCCTCATATTCATTGTTAAACGGCATATTGGCGATTACCTTAGCGGTCACTGCAAAAGCAGTTTCGTTTCCTACATCAAGGCAAACCCATTCGATACCTTTGTATTCAAAGTGGTCTCCTGCTTTGATTTCATTTATCGATTTTTCTTCTGACAACGCAGAGCGGATTGCCGCTTCAATTTCGTCAGTGTGTGCTTCAACAAAATTGTTTATGATTTTTTTGATGTCCATTTATATACCACCTTTCAAGAGTTCGGGATTGTCATAAACGTTTCCGTCAATTTGTAGTTCTTCGCCATAAACGTTGTCAAAATCAACTGTGAATGTAGAATAGGTTATGATAAATTTTGCCATATCATTATACCACTGTACAACGCCTCGTTCTTCCTCATAATTATCCCAAACTATATCACCCTCAAAAATCTTGTTGCCGTTCTTGTCTGTCAGACCTGTGTACTGTCCAACTGTCTCAGGGTCAACTTCGGCTGTATATAATGCACTTGCATAATCGGGAATGATATAGTCTTTCTCTTTTCCTATCCAACCATAGCGGCAGGGATAGCCCTGAACCCATTCGCCATTGGCAATGTACTTTCCACGAAATAATATTTCACGCATTGTCTGCATCACTCCTTTTCTCCCACGCATTGCATTTGTACTTTCTGCTCACTATGAGAACTTTGTCCTTTGTGACACCACTTCGCTTTTCACAAAAAGCATATATTGCATTGTTATGCAGAGGGCCGAAACCTATTGCGTGTTTGCAATTTGAACAGGTTTTATTCATTGCCGTCACCCTCCATTCTTGCTCCACAGTTAGGGCAGTAATTTATCTCACCGTGTGGATACTGCGCTATAAAGTGAATGATTTCATAATTACTGCATCTAAGCTGATTAGGTGTGTTTGTATTCTCCCATGTTCCATGCTTGACCTCCTGCACGTCTGCGGTAGGCTGTTCGTTAATTATATCAGCGATACTGCTGCTATCACCCAGAATGCCTGTTATGCCCTTTTCGTATATCGGCATACACGCCGCCGATAGTTCGTTAATCAGATTGTCTGCGTCAATATATCTTGACATTGTTATACCTCCAAATCGTCAATAGTTATCTGGTTAAAATCTTCGCCCATCCACCAGCGAAAAACGTCTTGACCTGTTTGCCATGACATGTTGGCGCGTTTTCCAAGCTGTTTTTTACGTTCTAGCATTCTATCAAATGTGTTTATATAATTTTGTTTGTATTTCGGATATCGTTCAAATTCAACGTATCTATGTTTTCCAGCAAGAGGACAGCCAATGCAACCTATACGATTAAAACCGCATTCATACAGCGGATTTAATTTGCAACCATAGTAACGCAGAAATTCCCAAACATCGTCATCAGACCAATCGACTATAGGGTTTACCATAGTTTTAGTAGTGCGATAGCAGTGTTCAACCAACCTACGATTCTTGTCGTTATCATCATTAAAAATGATTCCACCCTGATACGTTTGTTGATATTCTGTGCCTATTTCATCAGCTGTTTTCATTGTAGTTTTCGGCTTGCCGATAATTTTTATAACATCAGCCGTTTCTTTACGGCGTTGACTTTCAGACCACCTAACACCCGTGACAACAACACGTCCTGTGCCGCCACGTTCTTTTAATTCGCTACAGCAATAACGTGCAATGCGTGTCGGTGGCATTAGCTTTTTTACAATCAAATTCCACATTGTAACATGATTGCCGTTCTTGTCATACGCTTTATCTATTTTTACATCTGGCTGAGATTGAACATATCTCACAGTTTCGGGTGCATCAACCGTTGTCAAATTATGTACAGCGTTATATTTAACGCCTGCGAGTTGTGCCAAAATTTTGATACAGTCGCTATCTTTTCCGCCGCTATATGCTAGATAATATCCGTCCTCAGGTACAAACGTTTTCAGACGTTCGATAGCCTTTTGTTCTTTTGCACTATCCATATAGCCTCCTAAAACGTTACTGTCACATTCAGCACTGCCGCTGCTAACCAGTAGACAGCCTTTTTGTAATCTTTTTGTATTGCGTATACTACCGCTGCTCCCACGTCTAGCAGAATCAGCAACAGTGGGAAAATGTATTCGGGTTTGATTTTTGTCATTCTATCCCCACCAATCTGACACCGGAATATTCAGTCCTAAGTACCTGTGAATTAAATAAACAAACCGGAGCGAGCCCGAGACTGCGGCTCGCAACGTTGGTGTGGATAGCTCCTGCCGGGTTGACGTTACGCACATGGTTAGCGAAGCCGGTGTCGCACCTCCACGGAGTAAGCGTCCACATACATTCTTCAAAGAGCGGCACATAGTCTCTATACTTGCGGTACTGGTCACAAGTAAGCAGCGTTATATAATCTTCACACGTTCCGCAAGCTTTATCGCCGTTATCGGCGACAAGGTCAGACGTTTGCTTTATAAGATGTTCTGCGTTAAAATGTTCCTCGAGTACATCTTCGTTAAGAAAACGGCGGAGAGTTGATTTTCTCCAATTGTTGCAGCCGTCTTCGTATTTTTCGTTAAAACGCTTTATGCACCAACACTTAGCCGTTATCGCTAAGTAGTTACCGTTGATAATGTCGAGGCATATAAAGTCTATACCTTTGTATTTAAATTTCATTCCAGGTTTTAATTTGATTTCAACCACTTTTTACCCCTCCTCAAATTGTAATATCCATTTTTCATCTGGCAACACCGTCCATTTTAATACCGATACCATTCACGTCAACAGCCGTATCAGCAACACCGAAAATAACCTTGCCTATTGCTGTAGATACGTCACCTTTGTGATAATTGTCTACGGTCATTTTGAATCCCATTCCTGATATCGTTACCTTATCCTCCACCAGATTGACAGCCCTGAAAACCTTGCCGTGCATAGCATTTTCATACACACCATGCAGCTTTTCCAGCTTATCCTGACTTACGCCTGCCTCCCACAAGATAGATGAAAGCTTATGCTCGTCTATGGTCGGTATCTCAGTTTCATGAGCATTTTGGTCAACAAATGTGGAAATCTTGTCATTCACAGTAGTGATAAGATCATAGTCAAGCTCATCACCCACAACGCTTGTGAGGATATCCTTGAAAGTTTCCTTTTCGTTCTGACAGGTCATTGAGAACTCGCAGCCCAAAAGCTCCTCAACAACAGATGTGTTCGGCTTTTTGGCATTCTTCGTGTAGTAAAGCACTCCGTTGATATCAGGTGCACGATCATTGAAAAGAGGAAACAGGAAGCCGTCACTTGGCAGTTCAACAATTCTGTCACATGACTCTTTCTTGGCGATAGAGTTGTCCTGTTCATCATACACAAGTCCGTCAATACGCAGGTTTACAGGGCAAAGTGCCGTCACTATGAAATTGTAATCTGTGTCAGCTTCGTCCTCAAACTCGTCCATTTTGTTCTTCCTCAACACGGAATATGTACAGTGTGCCGCAAAAATGGTATATGTTGACACATACTCAACCTTTTCAACTATAGCGTTCAGAAAGTTATCAATCTTTTCTTCATCAAGAAGCTTGCTTTGCAATGTTTCATACATGAAATGCTGTGCGCCACCCTCAAGATATGCGTCCTTCGGAAACGAATATTCCAGCAGATTTTTGCCGATAGAACCGCTGAGTACCTTTTTCAGGTTTATCATTATCAGCTCCGCCTCGTCCTGCGGAATGGTGTTGTAAAGCTGATTGGTCTTGCACTTTATATTCTTTTCAGCGTCCACAAATGCCGTAACAACGTGATTTACTGTGAAAAGTCCACAGTCGTCGCTGAATATTCTCTTGATCTCGTTAATTTCTTTCTTGTTCATGTTAATCCTCCTCAGTTTGTCTAGGTCTGTAATCATCACAAACTACATTCCGTTTGTAACAAGTATGATAAAATACGCAGTTATTGCATTTTATCTCCTTAATTCCCATCACAACATACCCGTTCTTTATTCCCCAGCCGTTGAGGATATATGTTATCTTGTATGTATGTTCTGATATCTCATGTTTTGCGTGTTCTCTTACTGTGCCGTCTAAGCTACGATAAGACGTTCCGTCAGTTGGTATAAATCTTATCAGATCTCCCGTCTGAAAACCTCTGTCATTCTTTCTGACCTCGAAAGTTTTCTCACCGCTCAGAACAGCGTCACAAAATTCTATGCTAAGTTTCAGATTATGTGTTTTCACTTTTATCCCTCCTCAAATCTCGGGCATTCCGTCACAGTATACGAATGTATCATGCCACCTTTTTGAGCCTCGTACATTCTGTGCTGATGTGTTTTCCAACCGACAACAGGCTGTCTGTCTATCGACCAACTGCACCCTGCTATCTGTTCACCTGTCAGCTTGTTCCTCTTTGGCACTGCGTGTTTACAGTACCAACAAAGTGTTGTAGCAGCACTGCATTTCACAGCCTCTATCTTGTCCTTGAATACTTCGCAGATAGGGTGCTGATAGTTGACTACTCTCGGGCAAAATCCCTGTCTCACGCCATACTTGCATAGCCCATATTTTCCGTTCTTTCTGCCGCAGTTGTCAGTCACCCTCTCAAAATATTTGCAGCTTGTGCAGAATTTGTTGTTACCCATGTTATCACTCCAACGTCTCTAAGTTTATATATAGAGATAGACTCAGCACAGCGGTAACAATTGTGTCTACACCTCGCGGCTGTATCTCACCATACATCAAAATCTCAAGTATTTGCCATGATAAGCCGACCAAAGACCATATGCCAACTGCTGTGAGAATTTCTTTAAAAATTTTTATTTTACTCATATGTTCCTCCTTTTGTGTTCAATGTGTGAAAGTCCTGCGTTTTGTTTGTTATGCCCATTGACAATCATATCCTATATCAAGAAACGTTATCGAATATAATCTTATGCCGCCCTATGGGGCGGCTTTTTATGTATTAAATCTGAATTTTGTAACGGCGATTGGGAATTCTTCAATCTCCGACGCCCACACGCAAGAACCTTTTCCGTTAAGTGTTTCCCATATCAACGGAAATCCGCCGATGCCGTCGAATAGACTAGCCATTGTGGTATCTGCCCCGCAACAGAGCGTAAGCTTTTGAAGTACGTAGAACCAATTAGGAAGCGATATGCTATTACCTAGTGCCTTATAACGTGCACTATCGGTTACTTTCTTCCTTTTGCCGTTGCCGTCTGTGTACTCTCTTATCGGGTCTTTGTATTCGTTGCCCTCATCATCGGTGTACACATTGTATCCGACTATCTCGCCTATCGCTGTCCATCCGTCTGGATAGCCCTGTAATCGCTCACACTCAAGTGGCGTAAGTCTGCGTACTATGCCGTTTGATAGCTCTATAATGGCTTTCTGGCCGTGCATACAGTCCAATGTGCCGACTTTCTCGCTGACTTTGAGTTGAGATGTCTGCCCATTTTCGATGCACACAGCACCAGGACCTTTTGAAACTATTGTGTAAGCAGGTCCGTTTTCGTCGATACCGATATCATACTTAGCATTGATTCCCTGATTATAAGCGGCCCGGTCGATGGCAAATACCATAGGAGTGTTACCTCCTCCTGTACCCATTCTACCGCGGAGCGTTTGAACGATGTTATTCTCAGCCATTTTAACACGGCCGTCACTCGGATGATTTTCAAGAGCAATGAATACAGTTTCATCAAGTGACGTACTTGATAGCGTAGGACTTCTGCCTTCTTCCAAGCCAATACTGCGAGCTTTTGCTCCGTTGCGGCTTTTAAAACCATAAACCAACCTACCTTTAACATCTGAGTTGTGCTTAGGCGCACCCGCTCCAGCACGCAGAGTACTAGCGACGTCTGAAAACACAACAGCAGGAACATTTCCGTGCATTTCCGCTCGTATTGTTGGTGCGACTTTTGCGGTATCATTACCGCTCAGAGAAGAGCCACCTTGATCGTTAAGCAGCGGAACTACCGCAGGACGGTCAACAGTATTAAGCGTGTAGCTTACGTTTTCCGTCCAACCCTTGCCGTTACATCCTGCGGTCAAGGCTCTGTCAATGCAATTACCTTGAATGCAATATGCGGTTGGCAATGCTCCGTGTAACTCTGCTCTTAGAGTTTCTGCTTTGTCACCATAAAAGCTACCTCTGTTATTGATTGATATTGCAAAGTTGCTTTCAGCAGGGGAGGGAGCGGCTTTCCACGACGTTCTGCACGGGTCAGTATCCCGTTGCAAGCTTTCGCGCTCAAAGAGTATTTCGGGTGCGGTGAAGCCTCCAAAATCTGCGACAAGTGCGATCCTACGTCTACGCTGGGGCACTCCCCAAAACTGTGCATCGAATACTCGCCACGCAACGCTCCATTTTCTTCCCATATCATCTCCTGTGAGGCATCCTGCTGTTGGCCAGCCTTTTTGAGGGACAGGAATAGCGGGGGCTTTCGGCTCGATGACTTTGACTGTTTCTTGCAGGACCGCTCCGAAGTCTGCACCTTTGTTGGAGCTGAAAGCTCCTGGGACGTTTTCCCACACCATGTATCTTGGTCTGATGTCAGCACCTGTTCTTCCTTGACGTTCATCATTATCCCTCATTTCTTTTATAATTCGTATCTGTTCCATAAAGAGCCCCGAACGTTCGCCCTGCAAGCCTGCTCTTTTGCCTGCTACGGATAGATCCTGACATGGCGAACCGCCTATTATGACATTAACAGGCGTTGCGGTATAGCCGTTTATCTGCGTGATATCGCCGAGATGTTTCATTTTTTTATTCAACCTCCATAAAATCAAACAGCGTTGGCACGTCAAGCTTATCCTCTTCCGCCTTGCAGTAGCCTACGCCGTCACGGAAATAGTCAGGGTTAAGCTCAATACCTATTCCGTATCGTCCCATTTTAATTGCAGTCATGGGAGTTGAGCCTATTCCACCGAATGGGTCAAGCACAACATCGCCCTCATTGGAGTACCTGGAGATAAGGCGTTCGATTATATCGAGCTGTAAAGGACAAACGTGCATTTGCATATCACGCCTACGCTGTTCAGCGTTGAGGGTTCTCATTCGGTTGATATCGTCCCAGACTGTATCGTTCCAACTTGCAGGAGCGATCACCATAAATGTTGCAGGCAATTTGTTTTCCTTGTCGAGCTTTTCTGCCAGGGCGACGTGTTCGTCATAGTTGTAAACATTGCTCTTAGAAAACTGTGTGTATACCTTTTGAAGCTTGTTCACCGAAACTTCTTTCAGCTCGTCCTTTGTTACGAGCCTATCACCGCTGGATCTCCAATAAGCGTGAGCGTCTATCTGCCAGCGTCCTCTGCTGTAGTCCGCTTTGCTCTTTGTTACAGGTGTATCTGCATATGCTTTGCTTGTATCGGTAGGCAACTTTCTGAACAGTAGAACATACTCTGGACAGCCCACTCCCATTTTTGAACCGTCCTTGCACTGTTCTGTCCAGCCAAGGCGGTATGTCTGATTGTTTTCACGAACAACGTCAGTTGTGATTGTAATTCTGCCCATATAGCGGAAGCCGTGCTTAATGTAGTGCATAACGGTCAAGTCGCTGAATGGGTCAACAGTCGGCATTCCGTCGCCTGTTGCATTGCCAAATAAAATTCTGTCCTTAACGTGTATGCAAGCTACTCTGCCAGGTTTCAGAACTCTCAGCAGATTAGGTGTTAAATAGTCCATTTGCTCAAAGAACCTATCGTTATCTTCGTTGTGCCCGAGATCATTGTAACTTGGCGTGTACTCATAATGATTGCCGAATGGGATTGAAGTTACTATCTCGTCAACGCTGTTGTCGGGCATTTGTTCAAGCTCCCATATGCAGTCATTGTTGATGTATTTGTAGTGATTACCCTCTACTACCACTCTTTTCACTCCTATGCTTCGTTTCATTTTGTCAGAGATATTGTCAACGCTCGACAAGCCATTTTTGCGAACTATCTCTGCCATTTTCTCTGACTGATAGTCGAAACGTTTCCATTTGTCAAGCAGCTGCTTTTTTATCTCATCTTCTTCGTCCATGTAAATTATGTCGATTGTGACTTCATCAGTTTGCAGAAACCTATATATGCGGTGAACTGCCTGAATGAAGTCATTAAACTTGTAGTCGATACCGATAAATATCGCCCTGTGGCAATGTTTCTGAAAATTACAGCCACTTCCGGAAAGTATCTTCTTTGTTGCAAACAGCTTGATTTTGCCATTTGCAAAGTCGATAACTCTTCGTTCTCGCAAGTCGATATCCATAGAACCATAGATATCAACAACATCTGGTATCTGTCGCTTTATCTCGTGGCGTTCTTCTTCAAGGTCATGCCAGATAATAAAGCTATCTTCTGGGTTTTCAGCTATTATCTTAGCTGCTTCCGCAACACGCTGAGATATACTTTCACGCTTTATCTTCGCTTCGTCCTGCAAGCTAGCTGTAGCTTCATCGAACAGTTTACTCTGACCGAACTTATCGACCGACAATTCGTCTTTTCTGACTGCAAGCCTGTGATAGTTGATTTTTAGATCAGGTAAATCATATCCCTCGTCAGAATATGTAGGGTTGACATCTGACGGTTTTGAAACAAATACAGCCCATGAGCTCACCCACAACCAAAACTCTTCTTCCTTGTGTGGATATAACGTCAGGTTATTAGCCTTTGTACTGTCACGTTGAAAGAAACGTGTCAGAGCCTGCCCCGTGTCCATAATTTCAAGATATCCAGCATAATGGATAAGTTCCTTATACTTGTTAGGGTCAGGCGTTGCGGTAGCCACAAGCTTATATGAAACGCCGTTAAATTTCTTTAGAAATTCCTGATAAGTCTTGCTGCCGAAACTTCTCAAGACAGCCGCTTCGTCAAGGGAAGTAGCAGTGAAATACTTTACATCGATATCTCCGTCACGAACTCTCTCGTAGTTCGTTATCATAATATCAGCCGAACACGTCCTCACCTCGGCCATGGTTTTAACATATGCAGGAGCATCATAGCCGAGTATCTCAACAGCGTCATGAACAAACTCTTGCTTAACGCCAAGCGGACAGATTATGAGAGCTTTTCCGCCCTCGTGAGCAATGACCTGTGTACACCATTCAAGTTGTATAACTGACTTGCCAAGTCCGAACTTAGCAAACACGGCACGTTTGCCACCTTTTACAGCCCACTTAACAATGTCACGCTGGTGAGGCTTAAGTGCTGTGTTTATTTTCTTATCTGGAACGTCAAAACCGCTGTCGGTAGCAATAGCCATTTTAGATTTCAGAAAATCTAAGTATTTCACCTATCAAATCTCCTTTCAAACTGTTTTATGCTCTTGAACTTGTTGCAGTTATCGGGAGGGCAGTTTCTTTTCTCACCCGTTGCAAGCAAATATCCGCAACACTTCTCACCATATATTTCAGTCGCATATATGCACTTGCTTGTTTTCTTGCATCTTCCTGTTCTCGTTCTCATTTCTTATGATCACCTCTTAGACCTTCCAGAAACTTCGGAATTCTGTCATCAGCATTCATAAGTCCCTGGATAACGCCTATCATTCGTATAGTCTTGTCAAGCAGCTGTTCTTTCGTCATTCCGCTCAGCTCGGACGAGGGAGAAATGACCTTGTTTATCTCGTTTGCAATGTGTATCTCTGTCTTGAAGATATCTTCCCACATCTGCATATTCTTAACACCTGCAAGGTATTTCTTCTTTAATACCGAAGCCTCATCTTTTGTCACGATAGGGACTTTGTTCTGTATATCAGCGGGGAGCTTGCTTACAAGACAGCTCATTTTGTATCTAGCGTACAAGCAGTGCATTTCCTCATAAAACATATTTTCCGACATTGACATATTTTCTGGCAAATCGCCCTCTTCTTTCAAAGCAACGATTTCAATTTGCTTTAATCTTTCATCAGTTGTTGGCATAGTAGTTTCGCCTCCTCAGCGGACCTTGCGACCCCGGCAACAAAGCCGAGGTCACGCATACGGTCAATAAATATTTTCTGTTCTTCTCTCAGTTTTCCGTCGGCATTTTTACACTCTATGAATGCCGTTTTTCCGCCTTTGGTAAAGCACACCAAATCTGAAAAGCCTTTAGGAAGTCCGTCAACCCTGCGAGGGCTGAGAAGCACCATTGATTTAAACTCTTTTGAGTAAACCATTTTCCCCTGATAGAATGTGCCTGCGTTTGTTCTGAATACAATGCTATCTTGTGAAGATAACGCAAAGCGGATTTCGTTCTGTATCTCGTGTTCTGACTTACTCATTTCTAGGCTCTCCCATAGTAATAGCAGAGTATGAGAAGTGTTCCTTAGCCTCTTCATACACCTTGAGCATATCTTCGCTCAGTGTTTCCTTGAATGTATTGGTAAGCATTTCAAATGCCAGTATCCAGAACGGAACGTCATACTGATTGATGTGTGCTTCTTTTATGATCTCGCTTGTGATAATATCAATTGCCTTGAGCGAATTTACGTTGGCATTAGCAAGCGTAATTGCAATTGAATTTACAGGATTGGTGTCAATACCAATTGCCTGGCTACCTCTCATCATTTAAACCATCCTCTCTGTTTTGCTTGGACATATGCCCATTGTGGCTTATATCCTCTCATTTTTGCAAACGCAAACAGTTCTTGAAGCGTCTTGCAATCCTTGGCGGATTTGTATTCCTTGACCTTGTCATCTGCTTCTTTGCGCTTGCTTTCCTTTATTTCTTCAAGCTCTATCTGCTTGATATTTTTTATTTCCTGCCTGGTCAGTTCCTCAGCCGCTCCACAATATGGACATTTCTTTGCAGACGTTGGTCTATATGTAGCAAAGCATTTTGAACACTGCCGTATCTGTAGCGTGCCGTCTGTGTTATATTCCTTTTCAGGCTTCGGAACGCTGTTTAAGCTCCACTCTCTGTCATCATCAGGCAAGCCGTGTCGCTTGTAGTTGTTGACGTGATCGAGAATTATTGCCGTCTTGCCCTCTTTCGGGCGCATACACCGCATAGCTTGCTGGATAAACAGCGTTAAGCTCATTGTCGGTCTTAACAGTATGCAACACTCGCAGTCAGGGCAATCGAAGCCCTCTGATATCAAATCAACGTTGCAAAGAATTTTTATTTTTCCTGCCCTGAAATCGTCTGTAATGCGTTCTCGCTCGCTCTTAGGTGTATTGCCGTCAAAGTGTACGGCATTAATTCCAACCGCTCTGAACGCTTCTGCAACGCTCTCAGAGTGCTTAACGGAAGAACAATAGCATATCGTTTGAAGTCCGTCGGCATATTTGCGATAGTTCGCTATAACATCGCCAAACACCGCTCTCGAGGAAAGTAGCTCAGCTGCTTGCTGTGGGTCAAAGTCCTTGCCCTTGCGTTTGAGTGCCGATAGGTCAGCTACGCTCGGTGCGAAGTACCTATAAGGGGATAAATATCCCTGAGCAATAAGCTCTTTGGCGGTAATGCCTACCACCATATCGTCAAAGCAATCTTTAAGTGGCTTGCCGTCAAGTCTGCTTGGCGTTGCGGTCAGTCCAACTACGAATGCCTTTGGAAAGCGTTCAAGTATTCTCTGATACGTCCTAGCCGTTATATGGTGGCACTCGTCAATGACAATGAAGTCAGGCGCTTTGTACTGTTCTGGGTGCTTGTCAAGAGCATTCGCAAGTGTAGCGACCATGCCCACAAGAATTGTGTTGCGCTGAATATCAAAGCGGTCAAATGTTGCTATGGTTTGATCGAGCAGTTCTTTTCTGTGTACCAAAAACCACACTGTGTTGCCCTTGTCCTGTGACTTGTCAGCCATATATGCGAATATGGCTGTCTTGCCAGAGCCTAACCACAGGGCGCAACCGCACAAATGCGCTTTCGCCCTGTACTCATAAGCCTCCTTACTTCATTAATGATTTTGTTTTGATAGTTTCTTAAAGTTAGCATTGTGTTCTCCAAAGTTTTTAGCTATCGTTTCACATCAGAACGGCACGTCGTCGCCATTGAATATTTCCTCGAAACCGTCAATACCAAGACTCTGCGTTGCTGGCGAGTTGTTCTGGCTTGGTGCAGGCTGTGGAGATGCGTTTTGTGGCGGTGTATTCTGCTGTGGCACACTCTGTGACGGAGCTGAGCTGTTTTTGTCCTGCTTTGGTTCACCTGTGAATGAAACGTTATCAACGTAAACCTCTGTCACATAGTGCTTTGTGCCGTTTTTATCATCATATGTACGACTTCTCAGCTGTCCCTCAAGGGCGATCATTCTACCCTTGCCGAAATAGTTATTGATAAACTCGGCAGTCTTTCTCCATGCAACGCAGGTGATGAAATCCGTCTGTTTTTCTTCGCCCTGCTTAGTGTAGCTTCTGTCAACGGCTACGTTAAATGACAGCACCGCTGTTCCATTTGCTGTTTGCTTGAGTTCAAGCTCCTGGGTAATTCTACCCATTAAAATAACTTTGTTAAGCATTTGTATCCTCCAAATCTCTTGCGTCAACTATTCTGTCAAGTATCTTAGTGTCCTTGCACCAATCACACCTCTCACACCTTTTGGCTAGTTCTTCATCTGTTTTCAACCTTGCAAAGTGTGGTGTGCGTTCTTCGACAAACGAAAGTTTTTCGTCAAGCCATTCTTGTGGAACCGCAAACACATTAAAATCTGTGTGCTTTTCTTTTGTGGCGGCGGCTATGAAGAATGGCAACTGTTTGCCTATATTCTGGCAAACTATTTCTTGATAGATAGCTCCCTGAATGTCATATCCCCAGTATCGAATGAAGCTCTGTTTCTGTTTCTCTGTATCGTTCCAAAGTTTCTCAAAGTCCTTGACGACCTTAAGGTCAACGATTGCTTTGTTGGGGTGATAGCTGTCTATCTTTATCTTGTATGGCACTCCTGCGATTTTACCCGTCATAATGACCTGCTTTTCGCCTGCCATATATTTCATGAACAGCTTGTCATTCTCCACACGCTGGATAATACTCTCAGCCTGAACATAATCAGCCTTAAGCGTTCCGTCACGCTTAAACAGCTCTGGGTGCTGAGCCTTGAAAACGTCAAGCGTTCCCTCAAAGTTAGCGTCAACGTATGAGCCTACGAGCAGAGCTGTTGAACTGTCACGCTTGTAATCACCTGCAATGTCCGCAAGGGTTCTTTCCTCGCAGTCGCAGAAGCTCTTGAACTGTGAGCAGCTCATGTACTCAAGGTTTGCCTGCTGGGAGAAGTAATTCTCACTTGTCAGTTGTATCACAGATATGTCACCTCCAGATCATCACTGTCCGTTGTGCGAGTTGCAATAAACTGCAAGCCCTTTTCCTTGCACTTCTCATAAAGTGCAAGCCTGTTCTTTTCGGAAAGCTTCTCAGCTCCGTCAATCAGAATTATCTGTAGGCTGTTAGGCTTGCTGAGGGCAACATCAACGCAAAGCTGTAACTGTTCACCCTCTGACAGATTGCTGACGGGAAGTCCATTTATGAGAGGTATGCCGTCTTTAACGGTCAACCCCTTAACAGGTATTGTTGCTGTCTTAAGTATCTCGCCTGGAAGCTCTCTTGCAAGCTCAATCTTGCATGTGAGTGCCTTAGAATGTTCTTCAAGCGTTTCAAGTTCGTTCTGCATTGATTTCATACGTTTGTATTCGTTGAGGTGCTTCTTCATTTCCTCGGCTGTCTTGACCTCAGCTTGCATTGCAGATATGTCAACAAGCTGCTTGCCTGTGTATTCATCGGCTACCTTGATGTCGCTGTCAAGCTTTGCGACTTTCTCCCTGTATTCGCTTTCAAAAATCTTAGTCTTGTCTGCTATCTTGTCTGAAAGCGAATTGAGCTTGTCCTCAGCCACCTTGATTTCGGCTTTTTTGCGCTCGATTTCGCTAGTCAGCTGCTCACGTTCTGCTGCGATAGCAGATTTCAGATTGCTTACTGCAATTTCCATTTCAGCCTGATAACCTCTGACCTTGTTGTCATAGCTATCTTTGAAGAGCTTCGCCCTCTCGATGCGAGAGTTGTATTCCTGCGCCTTTGTTATCTTCGTATAGGCTTCGGATAGGTCATATGCTTCCCACTTTTCGGCCTGGAAGCCCTGTGGGATATCCTTTGCGATATCAGATATAAACGCTGTTTTGTTGCGTATTTCTCTGTTGATATCCTGCCTTGTCTGGAAGTAAACGCCCTTTTCGGACTGGATATCGTTTAGGACTTGCAATATATTCTGCTGATAGTCAACGCCCTGCGGAATTTCACCAAACTTCTCCTTTATCCAGTTCAAATCCCAATTGAACTCAATGAGGTCAAGGATAATTCTGTTCTGTTCCTGCCTTGACATCTGTGTAAACTTAACGGGGTCAATCTGCAGTGGCGTGAACAGCTCTCTGACAAATGCTTCGGGGCTCTGAACAGGCTTGCCGTCCTGTCTGATGTTCTTGTAATCTGCCTGATTGACACGCTTCTTGCGGTCAATAGTGAGACCGGTGTCGGTCTCAATGAAGATTTCGCCCTCGCTTTCGCCATTCTTTATAACGTAATCACGGCTACTGTCGTTGGTGAGAGCGTACTTTATGCTGTCGATTATAGATGTCTTACCTACGCCGTTTGAACCTGTGACTTCTATCGAGCGTCCGTCCAGTTCTGTTTCAGAAATGCCGAACAAGTTCTTGATATGAATTTTTGTTGTTTTCATTTACAGTACATCCTCCACTTCTCTTACCGCAGGTTTTGAAGAGTCCTCAACTTCGCCTTCGACCTGCACACCCATTAATGTTTCAGGGCAGTGAACCCTCGCAAAAAACGAGGCTGCACGATATGCTAACATCTGCTCGGGCATATTTCTCCACTTAGAGTTGGAAGTCCACCCCTCTGCTTTTGCCATAGCCATTGTGACTGTCGTTCCCTCAAGTACATCACCGTCTTTGTCAGTTGCCTTGACGTAGCAACCTCTGTCGTCAGTACCTTTTGTGCCGACGTAAATCACCTTTACGTCTGTAAATTTTGCTCGGATAAAGCTCAAGCAAGCTTGCCCGCTCCAGCTTGGCTTGCCTTTGACCACGTACATTGATTGCATGACCATCATCGGGCTTACGCCCATGCGGTTAGCCATGTCAATGGCTATTGCGGTATCAGCGACCTTACCCTTGTATGCCTGCGGTATAATATCCGCTTTGCAAAGTTCGCTTGCCATTTTGAAATACTGGCGGAAGTCTGAGATAATTCCCGTGTCAGTATGCGATGCGAGCTGTGTCTGCGTAGGTATCTGTCTGATTTCCGCCTGATTTATGTCGATAATTTCATCCATTATATTTCTCCTCTCTTATCATTGTGAATATGTGGTCTTTGTAGCAAAACCACATCTCGGTTGTTTTGTAAACATCATCACCGATATGGTTGTATGATGTAACAGTGTGCAGTGGCGAATATACTGCATCTGCAAGTGCCTTGAAATCGTCCTCACGTGTGAAAAGTTCAATACGTCCGCTTGCGGTTGCATTGTATATTGCTCTGACGGCAGGGAAGTTGCAATCATCGGCTATTTGTGCAAGAGTATCAACGCTGGTGATTATGCTGTTCAACTTTTCGATTGCTGTCATTTCGCCCTCTTCTTTCCAATAACGCTGGTTCTGCCAGCTTAAAATCTCTGCAAGGATAACGCCTGCTACTCTCCAAACAGCCTTTTAAGTGTTTGCAGTCAAGGCAAGAGTAGTTAGTCACTTTGCTCACCGTCCGACCTTATCAATGATTTTAACTTCTGGCAACTTATGCCCGCATTATATGCAGCTGTACATTGTTTGTCCATAGTGGAAATCAATCCAGCAATATCCAACAGCAACTTATTGAATTCCTTGCCAATTAGACCGACTTTTGCGTGTGAGTCTGTCTGTTTATCAGAATATACAACAACAGGGATTAGCGAAGATAAACAATCGCCATATGATAATTTTTTCTTCTTTGGCCAGCAATATATTGAGGTATTGTCACGATAATACGGCCAAGTATTAACTTCCGTAGGTTTTTCTGGGTCCCAATTTAGTTCACGCTGTTCGCATTCTCGCATAAACGTGTCATAATCTGTCTGTGTCTTTAGACGAACTTTAAACTTGCCAGCTATAAATCCGTCCCAATCGAATTTCGGCTTGGCGGTATCGACTATGTATTGTGCGAAAACATCAGCGCAATCGCTAACAATGTCAAATTCAGCAAGAAATGGACAATTACGACATTTGTTATACCCCTTGGTGCAGTGACATTCCGCCGCCCTTACGATTTCTTCGTTTGTGTATTTCTTATCCATTGTTGTCACCGCCGTTTTCTATCCTCGTAAGCTCCTCTTTCACCTCAAGCATTACCTGATATGACTGTCCCATGTCAAAGGCTTTCTGTTCTTCATCTTCCATACGTTCGTAAATGTCCATTATCAGCTCGCAAGCCTTGTAAGCCTTTTGAGCTTCTTGACAAATCTGCTTTTTTACGTTATTATCAAGGTGTATGTTATCGGTATCTTTTGATACCTCTGAGCTTGTGCCTGTTGCCGCAGGTGCAGGCTCGTTTTTCATGTATTCGAGAATATGATTCATGAAACCAGTAATGCAATTATCCGTACCCATAAGTGGGCATGGTCCACAGTTGTCTACTATACAGCATTTAGCCACCTTTATGATATCTTCGCTCGTGAGTTTCTTATCCATTCTCAATTTCCTCCCATTCAAAACGACCTTTGCCGCTGTTACGCCACTGACCGATACCTCTCAGCCTGCCGTAGTCCAACCACTCTCTTACGGCTGTTTCCATATCGTCTTTCAGAATCTGGATTGTGAACTCAACTGTCGCTCCTGCAGGTACTGTCTCGGAGTGTGCAAGTGCAACACGTTCGCCCTGCGGTGTGCTTGCCCTCAGCGGTCTCTGACATTCACCCATACCGCCCTTGAATTTGTATGGTATCTTGCGTTCCTCGACGAAGATAAGTCCGTCAATCTCTTTCTTGTACGCCTTGATTTTGGAGCTTGCCGTGCCCGATACCTTTTTCAGAACGCCGCAAGCGTCCTTGAAGAAGCCTTTTACCTGGTAATCCCATAGAAATGGGGTACCGTCTTCCAGTGTCGGGAATACCGTCATAGATTTTTCGACCACTTCCGCTACACCAAGTGCGGCTATCTCTTCCTCACGGCTCTTTGCGTCAGGGGCTTTCGATGCGATGTACTCATCGTGGATTGTGGTTGTTGCGTTTGCCGTTCCCAAAATCTCTTCGGTGAACGTCAACTTTACTTTGATTTTTTTCATGCTCATGTCTTTTGACCTCCGTTAAATGTTAAATTTATTTTTTTTCCTTGCTTTTCGACGCCATACTGTGCCGAACTACGCCTTTGCTAATCACTGCAGTTCCTTTGCTAATCGCTGCTATGCCCTTGCGTCTCTATGCTTCTCAATGCCTTAGCTAATCAATGCCATTTCTTTGCATGGCACCGCCAATCTGCACCCTGCTATGCCTTTGCCTCTCGTTGCGTGTCAAAACTTCGCCTCGCCTTTGCTTGTCGGAACTTAGCTTTGCCTTTGCTTATCTAAACGGTGCTGTGCATACCTAGCCCTAGCTACGCAATATTTTGCCAGGCCTTTGCGTGGCTGTGCAGTGCCCCTGCGAATCATAGCTATTCTTAGCCGTTGCGAATCTATGTCAATCAATGCTGTGCCGTTGCCCAGCAAATCGACGCTGTACTTTGCCCTTGCCTATGCTTTGACATTCTTTGCTAAACCCCACTAGGCCGTTGCTTTGCTGTTCAAATCAACACCTTCGCATTCCGTAGCCGTTCACAGGTTCGCTTTGCCATTGCCAATGCTATTCATAGCAAATCCGTTGCATTGCAAATCTAAACTATGCCATCGCTGTTTTCGTCGTGATGTTCCCATTTGTGCTGGTCTATAATGCATGCTATGAACAGTATCACGGCATAGAAAGCTGTCAGTATCACGATCGTTGCGCCTATCATGCAGGCTATAAACATACCCTCCGACACTTTACCACTTGCCTTTCGTCTGTATTTCGACCTTGACAACAGGCTTTGAAGCTTCCTTGATTGCCTGCTCCAGCTCCTCACGGATTGCGGTTTCGGCTGTCTCTTTGATATTGCGGTATAACCCATAGACCGCCAGTGCGAACAGCGCCGTACATAACGCTATTGCAGCCACGAATCTGACGATCTCCAGCGTTGCTATCATGTTGTTCATCTTCTTATGCTCCTTTCTTTGCAATACTCTGCAAAGATTTCTTCGGGGTTCGCACCGATTATCCTGCAGTACGTCACGATTTGTTCAGCATTCATGGTGCCGAACTGCCGTTCCCACCTGCTCACGGCTGTCTGTGTCATGCTCAGCCGTTTTGCGATTTTTGCCTGCGTGAGACCTTTCTCGGCTCTTGCAGATTTAAACACTCGTGACATCACATCATCTGCTGTTATTTTCTTTGCTGGCATTAACATCACCCTCTGTATCTTGCCGCAGCAAAGTCAATGCACATTTCCGCAACATATCTCAGTGACGTTTTGCTTTTGAATGCAAGTTCACGGAGCATTGCATAATAATCTTCACCGATCTGAATGACCTTTGTCGATTGCTTTTCCTCGGGGAAAATGTAGAATGTGTCTGATGTGTCCTCAAAGATTTCTTTTGCTTGTGGTATCTCAACACCGAGAAGTTCACAAAGCTTGAGTTCCGTTGCCTTGTCCTTTATCGTTGAGCCGTTTATCCAACGATAAATACTTCTCACGTTTACGCCACACAACTTAGCAAATTCCTTGTAAGTTACGTGATTGTCCTGACAATAGCGGACAATAAGCTTGCCGTACATTGTTCTCCCTCTCCTCTCTAAAGCTCTATGTGCAGAGCCGCTGAAATAGCTTTCGCCACGTTATCTGAGCGATCTCGGCTATCTGTGTTACTCATGAACACGTTTATTGTGTTCTCGCTGTAACCTGTAAGTTTGGCGAGATCCTTTCTCGTCATGCGGCGGAGCTTAAGTTCTGCATAGACTTTTGCAACGAAATTCTGATAGTTCACTTTATCACCTCCGATATTGGCTTGTTGAGTTTTAACGAAATGAAGATTTCATTTTCATTTTTCAACCTGTTAGCAAGAGCTTTCTGTTCGTCAGTTTCAGGGTTTTTAAGCTGCCATTCTTCAAAAACGGTGTATCCATGCTTCTTTAGAATATTGCACACTGTTGTTTTACCAGTTGCGCCTTGCTTGCCCGAAACAATGATAGGGATATCCCTCATTGCAATTAAGAAATCTTTCTCAAAGTATCTTGCCAACACATACTCGACGCTGTTAATCTTCAAATTTTGTTCACCTCCAAAACACATAAATTTTGTAAAAGAACCTTGACAAACAAGGCAAAAAGAGCTATTATATAAGTGCGACCAAATATAATATAAACGAGCTATTTTGAAAATTGGGACTTTCAATATGGCTTGGTTTTGTGTTGTCTTTTTTGTATAATTTCTTTTACAAACTTATTATATCTAAGAATTCTTAGTTTGTCAATCAAAAATGCTAAGAATTCTTAGATTTTAGTGCTATGTACAAAAAGACACATCAAAAAATGTGCAATATTTATAAAAATTGCAACAAATTCAAGAAAGGTAGTTTATTTATGTCTTTTTGGGATAGGTTTTATGAACTCTGTACGCTGAAAGGTGTAAAGCCAAATGGCGTCGCAAAAGAGTTAGGATTTAGCAATGCTGTATGTTCACAGTGGAAAAAAGGAACGCAAAAGCCATCTGCTGAAAAGCTCACAAAAATAGCTGAATATTTTAACGTGTCTGAGTCTTATTTGTTGTGTGGCAAAGAAAAAACCTCTACAGGCATTGAGCTGTCCGCAGAGGAAATAAAAATTATTGAATTAATCAGAAGTCTTTCAGACGAGAAAAGGGAAATTTTCAAGAAGTTTTTAAATTCACTTTAAATGGGAGGTGTAGTTATGCTCCAAACAATACTTGTGTTGCTTATCATTGTTGCGGCGTTTGCGTTGACAATGGTAATTTTAAAAGTGCAGGAAAGACACATCAGAGAAGACGGGGCAAATTACGAAGAATATGTTTACAAACGTGACCTTCGTAAGAACAAAAGTGAGCAAATTGCCGCAATAGTGCTACTTATAGTAGGCATTATAGCAACTATTGCTATATCTATGATTGCTGCAATAAATGCATAAAACAATACAAAGAAGGGATAGATAAATATGCTTTGGTGGTTAGGACTTTTTGTAGCACTTATAGTTGTTGTCAGTATCATTATGTATTTTGACGACGATGCCAGGGAACAAAGGAAGAAAAGAAAACTCGCTCAAATTGCCGAGCGAGAACAAAAAATCGAATTTAAGAACAAGTACAAATGTAAAAAGTCATATACTCTCGAACACTTATATGGTTTAAACATACCACAAGGTGCAGAATGCGGCGTTTGGATATGCAGTAAGCGGTTAGTAATGTACTACGGTGCACCAATAACGCTGTTTTATAGTAAAATAATAAAAGCTGAAATACTTGACCAAACTCAATTCAAAAAGCATTATCTTGACAATGCCACAGGAGCGATCGCCGGAGGAATGCTTTTGGGAGCAGCTGGTGCTTTGTTGGGCGGCGGCACAAAGACTATAACAGAGTCGGATAAAAAATACATACTAGCTATCACTTATAAGAGCGATGATGAAATAAAATATATACTGTTTGATGTAACAGCAAATAAGGTTACTGCCAAAAACGTGATAGCCGATATAAATTATAGACGAACGAAAATAGTCGAGAATAAAAAGCCAAAGGAGAAAAATTTATGAAGAAAGTTATCACAAGTCTTGTAGCTATTATAATGTCAATGAGCTTTGCAGCTTGCAGTGACAGCAGTGATAATAATAGTACAACAACGTCAACTGCAGCCGAAACTACTACGACGACAGCTATCACCGCAGAGTCAACAACAACTACTACTGTCACTACTACTGCAGAAATTACAGCAGCTGAGACTTCATCAGTTACAGAAACAAATGATATGGAGTTTTTAGGTGATTATTCAACTGACGATGGAACTTACGTAAAGGCATATTCAAATGGTTCAAATAGCATTCAATTCAACGTAAGTCTCCCAAACGATACAGCAGACAATAATATGCAACGATTTGAAACAACGAGTTCTGGCATTTGCGATGGCATGGTTGGTGAATATGGTGCTCCAAATTATATAGATTGGTGGGTTTTCTGCGATAACAAAGTAGTTTTTGCTACGAAAAGTGAAAAACAAGCGGACGGCACATATTCATTCAGTGGTGTGTCATGTGCGGATAGCAAATATCAAGCAGCGATTGATGATTTTAAAAATAAATACGTAAAATAAAAAAAGCTAACTCAAATGAGTTAGCTCAGAACTATGTACCTTTTGTTTGTTTTTGCTTTAGATCCTCTCCTTGTTCCTTGGCGAGTTCAACTAATTTGTTTAGCGCCTTTTCTAACCCGTCAGGGGATAAGGATCTCAGCTTTTCAATCATTTCTAGCTCTTCGTCTGTTATCTTCATATTAGACCATTCCTTTCCCTTTTCACATAATAATACAATAAGACCAATATATTGGCAATAAAATTCCACTAAACAGGAATTTATTTGTGAATTACAACCAAATCTGCAAGTTCACATTTGAAGAAAATTACCAAAAGCACTATGGTGTCTATTCTTGGTACACTTTCACCTGTTTCGATTTTCGACAAGGCGGATTTGCTAACACCTGTTCTTTCCGCAAGCTCAACGAGAGTTAGACGTGCTCTCTTTCGCAATTCTTTCAGTTTAATTTCGTAGAGTGGCATTTTATATCACCTCGGGGTTAGCATACCCAGAGCTGATATAATTATTACAGAACATTTGTTCGATGTATCTAGTATATCCTATATTACGACGATTGTCAATAGGAATTTTAAACCTGTCCGCATTTTTGTACTATATAGAAGAAGGAGCATAAGCATGGGATTACGTTTTAGAAAATCAATTAAACTTGGCAATGGTGCGAAGCTGAACATCGGCAAGAAATCCGTCGGTTTGAGTGTCGGCGGAAAGGGCGCACGATACACTGTCAACAGCTCAGGGCGGCGCACAAAGTCTGTCGGCATACCAGGCACAGGGCTGTCATATGTATCAACATCGGGCGGCAGGAAAAAGTCAAGCCGTAGTTCTCATCACGGCCGAAAAACGAGTGGCACGTCAAAGGGTGGTTGCCTACTGGTGATAATCATTTTCTGCGCTATATCGGTCATAGTCTATGGAATAGCGCACCTGTTCGGCTATAGGCGACCGACAAAGGTTGAATGGACTAATGACAACTATTCTATCACACTGAATGACTATAATCGTGACTATAGCCACATAATCTATTTGCGAATCACAGGTGAAACCGACGCAGAGGACGTTGATCCGAAAGATATAAAAATTGAAATCAGCAATCCTGACGTTTGTCAGTTAGAATATGATGATAGCGGTGCATATGTCACCTATGACGTGAACCCCCTCAAAGACGGCTTTGCGGACGTGACCGCCACATATGACGGCGTGACATCTGACCCTATAACAATCACAGTGGATATGGGTGAAAAAGCTACCACTACCACCACGACGACCACCACCACCGCAGAACCTGAAACCACCACCGAAGCAATCCCTGCGACAGCTGCCACGCAGGACCCAGCCGAAACAATCGTGTATATCACGGCTTCGGGTGACAAGTATCACAACGAATCCTGCAGATACTATGATGATACCTGCACACCAATGACCCTGCAGGACGCCCAGAATGCAGGCTACGAGCCTTGCAAGGTGTGCGGCGGGTAAACTACCGCAATAAAAAAATGCCCCCACAGAGCGACCTGTGAGGGCGTGTACAACACCGACAAACCACAGCAAATGGACAGTAGGGTAGTACCCTATTATCTTAACATAAAATTTAGAAACTGTCAAGAGATATTAGGAGGAATTATCATGGCAACAGCAAAAAAATTACCGAGTGGAAACTACAGAGTAAGGGCATATGACAAAGCAACAGGGAAGTACAAATCGTTCACGGCAAAAACCAAAAAAGAAGCCGAGCTAATGGCGGCAGAGTGGCTGAACAGTACTCAACAAAGCGAGGACGAAAAAACGTTTCAGCAAGCTGCAGAGGAATACATTGAGATTAAAACACCTGTTCTATCGCCTACCACGATACATGAATACAAATCGGAACTCAGGAACCATTTTGACAGATTTGCAAATATGCGGTTAAATGATATTACGCCACAAATGGTGCAAGATTGGGTGAACAGCATTGCTGTCGTAAGGTCTGCGAAAACTGTAAGAAATGTATATGGCTTCTTCACAGCGGTAATGACCTATCATGATGTTGATATAAAATTGGGCAAAATACGCCTGCCACAAAAAACTAGAACGTTTAAAAACTTGCCTGATGCCGAAATAATCATTGAACTGTTTCGTGGCACAGATATTGAAATACCAGTGTTGCTTGCAGTATGGGGCGGATTGCGAATGTCAGAGATACAGGGAATACGCCGCAAGGATATAACTGGAGATATCTTAACGCTGTCGCAGGTGCGCGTTATGGTTGGCAATAAGCTGACAGTAAAGAAACAAGCAAAAACATATAAGAGTAATCGACAAGTAAAGCTTGGCAAGCCACTCATCGAGCTGATTGACGCATTGGAGCTCAACCCTGATGACTATGTTGTACAATACAACCCTAAGCGAATATATGACAGACTCGTAAAAATCACAAGGTCAGCAGGGTATTGCATTACTTTTCATGACTTGCGACACATCAGTGCCAGCGTTATGGCGAAGCTGAATATTCCCGATATATACGCAATGGAGCGGGGAGGTTGGAGTAATACCAGCACACTTAGGTCAGTTTATCAGCAGACTTTCGATGATGATCGCCAACGTGTCGATAAGGTTATCGACGACTATTTTCAAAGCGTATATGACATGAAACATGACACGAAAAATGCAAAATAGCGTAAAATCGTGCATTGAAAGCTGATTATAGCAGGTTCAAGTCCTGTCATCCGCACCATGCTTGTGCAATAAAATAGATGCACACCTCGAAAAGCTCGTATTTGCGGGCTTTTTTTGCGCTTTGAGGGTAAAATTTTCAGGTGTAAAACCGTGGATGCCTTTCAACAGTTTTCACAAAAAAAGGGAGTCGAACCCTACACAACAAAAATATCGAACATAACGGCAGACTTTGAGCGGATTCCGCTCTGAGCCTGCCGATTTGTTATGAAAAAATATTCACAAAGTTTTAAAGGCTGTTTTGTATATTGTCACGAATTTGAGTGACGATGATAAAACAGCCTTTTTTCATTTGTAGAAAAAGGAGGAATGTGTAATGTATTACGATTAATCCTGTATAATAAAACTTGACACATACAAAACAGTCAAAGTATAATAAAAACAAAGGAGTGTGTCATCAATGGAAACAGGAAAACAATATGATGAAGAGTTTAAAAAGCAGGCAATAAAGCTCGCAAGCTTCAGGCAGCAAACAAGCGGATCAAAGAGCTCGAAAAGAAAAACCGTGAGCTTGAAGAGCTTAATGAATTTCTGGAGGAAACATCTGCTTTTTTCACCGCAAACCGTCGGAAGTCAGGAAAGAAGAACGGTTAAAGTTCATTTTCAAAAAGACTGATGACGGTAGGATCACAGGAAGGATCAGTTTTTACTGCAAGGCTTTGGAGGTTACAAGACAAGCATTTTACGATCATCTCAGCCATAAAAACGCCCCCTGGAAGTATCAGGTGCTTGCAGATGAAATGATGAAGATCCACGAAGAAGACCAATTTGATTTGATGCCGCTGGGGATAGCTATTGAAGATAATATGAGAGCTTCGCTCTGCTGCCATACTCTTGAAAACGCAAACAAATCATATCCTGATATAAAAGGCTGTATCATCCACTCGGACAGAGGCAGTCAGTATACAAGCGAAGAGTACCGAGCTGCTGTAAAGAAATATGGGATCATTCAAAGCATGAACAGCGCCGGCGGAAGATGTCATAATAATGCACGCTGTGAAAGTATGTGGGCAAGAATGAAAGAAGAGCTGTTCTACAGCCGTGAGGACAAGTCGGAGAACTACACTATGAGAGAGTTGAAGACTATGATCTGGAGATATTATATGAGTTACTGGACTAACAGAAGAATCTGCACCGCCAACGGTGGGCTGCCTCCGACAGACCAATGAAAGCTCTACTATGATCATATCTTTCTCGCTGCATAATTCTTGTTCGTATAAAATGTGTCAAGTGATATTGACAAAACCATATCGGCATAAGCGGTCAGACTTGATGAACCTATCAACATAATGCTTGCTGCAATGGGAATTATTTTTTTTGAATCATTTTGAAAAACTCCTTTCATGTTTTAGTATTGGGTACAATACTATTATATATCATTGCACTTGTTTTTTCAAGCCGCAATGCGCACAAAGTTCTTTGAAAAAATCCGGACAGTTTTTATATGATGAATTGACAAAAAGCTTCTGAGAGAGTATAATTATAGTAATGGGTACAATACGAAAGGATTGATTTCTATGTACTATAATGAAAAACGAAAAGCGATTACGGCAAAGTATGTGAAAACACACCTTGATGACATCAAGATTCGTGTTCCAAAGGGACAGCGTGAAAAACTGAAATCTATTGCTTCTGAAATGGGCATGAGTATGAATCAGATGTTTATCAAGGCTGTAGAGGAATATATTGAAAAGAACTATAAGC